GGCATCCGGCTTTTGCCGCGCGAATATATGCCCCGGTTACATGTGGACGTGGACGGTGAGAAACCATCCATCAACGTCATGATGCCCGATGGCGAAACTCCAATGGCTGGCGACTCCGAAAGCGGTATCGCCAGCGTTGCTGATTTGGTCGCGGAAGCGGTCAAGTCCTATCCGTCCCTGTTCAGGGGGGCGGCAATTTCTGGTGGCGGGAAGCCAGCAGAGAACAAAGGCGGGAAGCCTGCACTCAACCTTGGGAAAATGTCCGGCAGTAAAAGTGAGCGCGTTAGCGCCATCGCCGCAAGATTCCCAGATCTCCCAGCAAAGTAAAAGGAGACAGAAATGTCACTTACCAACATGCAGGTTTTCAATGAGTATATCATGCCTGCGACAATCGAAACTCTCGCCCAAATGGTTGAGAAGTTCAACGCCGCTTCTAACGGGGCAATTCGCCTGACCACCGAGGGGTTTGACGGAGACTTCCTTCAGGAACACTTCTTCGCGTCCATTCATTCGGCACAGCGCCGGGTTGATCGATACGCACCGCAGGCTGTAGCGGCGCCAACGGACCTTAGCCAACTCAAGCATTCTTCTGTGAAGGTCGCTGGCGCATATGGGCCAATTCGCTACGAGCCTTCGCAGCTAGCTCAATACTGCTATCGGTGCTTTGGTTGCAGCGATTGAGAACCAGCCGGCCCTTGTAAACGACGTTTCGGCCTCAGCGCCGGTCAGTCAAGTAGCAATGAACGGCGCGCATGCGCTCTTTGGTGATCATTCCAGCTCTTTGGCGGCAAGTGTCATGACTGGCGCGGCATACCACAATCTGATCGGTCAGAACTTGGTGAATGCCTCGGATCTCTTCGACGCTGCCAACGTCACGGTGGTCAACATCCTTGGAAAGTCCGTCATCATCACCGACGCCCCGGCGCTTCTCGAATTGGGCGCGCCTAACAAGTCCAAGATTCTCAGTTTGGTTGAAAGCGCTGCCATCGTACATGATGGTGGAGACGTAATCTCCAACATTGAGACTTCGAACGGGCAGACCCGCATTGAGACAACTATGCAGGTTGACTACACGTTCGGGCTTGGTCTCAAGGGCTATGCTTGGGACGAAGCGACGGGCGGTCCATCGCCTTCCGTAGCTGCCATCGAAACCGGCGCGAACTGGTCCAAGGTTGCCACCAGCGACAAGCACACTGCGGGCGTCTTGGCAATCGGCGACGCATCACTGTGATCAATTGGCGCCCCGCTGTGATGGTGGGGCGCCTTTGCTTTGGAGGGAAGAATGGAAATCAAATATGTAAAGCACCCGGTTTCGCCTGAAGATGTGGCAAAGCTTAAGGCGCAGGGTTACCGCATCCTTGACGCTCGATTCGACCCGAACCCGGTGCCCGTGGTCGTGAAGAAGACCGCCAAGTCGAAAGACAAGGCTGACTGATGGCCATTGATGCGACAGTCGGCGGGGCGGCATCCGATGGATACATCGATCTAGCCACACTGACGGCATACGCGGCGGCTATCGGCGTCACTCTTGCAGGGGATACGACTAGCCAGGAGGCTGACATCCGCCGGGCTACGCAGTACCTCGACCGGGCATACGTATGGAAGGGCTACCGCGCCACAGCCAGTCAAGCGCTGGAGTGGCCGCGCTACATCGAGGATTACGACCGCAACGGGTTTGTGATCCCGTCTGACGCAATCCCGCAGCCCATTCTAGACGCCTGCGCAGAGGTGGCCATCCTTTACAACTCAGGCGTCGATCCCCTTGCCTCGGGCACCACATCGGACGTTGTGTCGCGTAAGAAGGTCAAGGCCGGGCCGGTCGAGACCGAAACAGAATTCAAGACAGATAGCGCGACGTTTGCAGGTGTCCGCATCCCGGCGATTGACGGGCTGGTTGGGCAGTATGCCGTAACTGCCCCCAACGCCACGACGCGCATCATTCCATGGAGACGCGGATGACCACAATTGCGGTGAAAGACGGAGTTCTAGCCGTTGATAGCGCGTGTAGCGACAGCGGCGTTACCATTGGCGCGGTGACGAAGTATGCGGAGGTTCCAGACTTTCACGGTGGCGGTGTCGCGGCGGCTTGCGGGTCGTCAGCGGCGAGATGGAACCACGGTGTTTCTAACAGAGGATGGGCCTCTTCATCTTGAAGCCCCGTTCTTCGCGTCAGGCAGTGGGCGGTTTCTGGCAATGGGTGCGATGGCGGCGGGTGCGTCTGCCGAACAAGCCCTACAGATCGCTTGCGATATGGACCAAGGCACATCTGGTCCGGTTCACAGTTTCAAGGTGACAGGGTGACTACCGTCGCTGAAATCGCAGCAGATGCCTTTGACGGTGTCGCGGCGGAAATCACTGACGTGATCCTGTCAGCCACCATCACAAAGTCAGTCCCCGGTCCCTACGATATTGCGACCGGCACCTACGCGGAGGCGATGACTGACTATTCTGGGCGCGCTGTCGTGGCGACGGAAACGCCGGTCACTGACTATTTCCCAGAGTATGTGGTTGGACCAAGCGATGTACTGGTCTTCTTGGAGGGCTTCCAAGTCGCCCCTGCGGAGGGCGACGACCTTTCATTGTCTGGTCACGACGACCGCGTTATCCGCAGCGTCGGTGATATCGTCGGCGTAGGCACGTTCTTTGCAGTGGTGGCAAGATAATGGCGGGGAATGCGCGCGCCTTCGCACTTCAGATCGACAAGGATCTGGAGCGGGCGGAAGATGAATTGCGCGAGGTTGTGATGGCGCTGGCGTTCCAAGGTCTCACGCGCATCGTGCAGCGGACGCCGGTAGACACCGGGCGGGCGCGGGGCAACTGGACGGTTTCAGTTGGTTCGCAGGACTTCACGATTACCGAGGCTGTGGACATCGGCGGGTCTGTGGCTATCGCAGAGGGCCAAGAGGCTATTGCTGCGTATGAGGCTCAAGAGGGCTGGCCCAGCATCTACATCCAGAACAACCTGCCGTACATCGAGCGGTTGGAAGACGGGTCTTCCTCGCAAGCCCCAAGCGGAATGGCTGCGCTGACGTTCGCCGAGCTACAGGCAGCGGTCAAATGAGCTTCGACACCGAGCGCGCGGCCATTGAGGGCTGGTTCATATCTCAGTGGGCCGGGCAGACGCCTGTTGGTCTGGACGGGCACAAGTTCGAACCGGTCGCAGAAAGCGTGCGCCTGACTATTCAGAGCGGTGACGTGCGGCAAGTATCTTTCGGGCGAGCCGGGGGCAACAAGGCTCGGCACATCGGTATCGTGCAAATTGAAATCTACGTTCAGGGCGGTGCGGGTTCGTCTGTATGGCGGGGCTATGCCGAGGCAATTCAAGACATATTCCTGAACCGAAATCTGGCGGCTAACGGGACGGAAGCCACCACAGCAGCAGACGTATTGGTGACGTTTGGCCGGGACGGCCAGCTTCCTTACATCGCGTCAAAACTAGAGGAAGCACCCCTATACCGGGTGACTGTTAATGCGCCGTTCTGGCGCGAAGAAGCCAAAGCATAGGAGACCTGACCAATGGCAGGCGCAAGTGGAAGTGAAGTAGTTTGGAGCAGCGTCGTAGAGACCGTCTCCGGCACCACCCCAGCAACCCCGGCGTTCACAACGTCCCCATTCGAGAACATCAACATCTCGGCCCCGCCGAACATCCGCGAGGATCGAAACAGCGCATCAGGGCGGCGGCGTTCCGGCATTGCGCGCAGCGGTGTAACAATCACCGGCACCGCCGCTGGCAAGATGATCTACGGCGTTTATGACGATTTCTGGGCGTCGCTCCTGCAGTCCGCCTGGGCGGCTGACGTGCTGGTGGATAGCGTGTCAGGACTGACATCGTTCACCTTCGAGCAGCAAGCGCCCCAAGGTGCTGGCGGTACATTGGCCCAGCTGCGCTATCGCGGCATTGAGTTCAGCGCGGCAGAGATTGTGTTGACCGCCGATGAAGATGCCGCCGTGTCGTTCGATATCACCGGGACCGGGAAAGACCCATCGTCTGAAACCCTGATCGCTGGCGCGACATACACGCCGCCCTCGAACGACAAGGTTCTGGGCTCAGGTTCGGATGTTGGCTTCGTGACCATCGGAGCGTTGACGGTCCCCTGTATCCGGGATCTGACGATGCGCTTCAATATGGCGGAGAAAGACCGGCAGCCGCGCATTTCGTCCGATGATCTTTGCGGCGTTCGTCGTGGCGCGCTCCTGCCGGAACTGACCGGCACCTTCTACATGGAAGACGGGTTCCGCGAAATCTACGACGCTGCAGACACCGGCGATGAATACGCCGTGACCGTGCCAATCGGGGCGCTAACAGGGGAAAAGTACGAGTTTCTGTTCCCGCGCTGTCAGATCGTACAGGCCGACATCGAGCAGTCTGACGCAGACCTGTTCCAGCCGTTCACGATCATGCCGCTATATGACGCGGGCATCAATGGCATGGTTCAGATCACGCGGGCAATCGCATGATTGCTAAGGTCGATTTCAAGGCAGAATCCGGCGGCGAGGTTGTTTCCTTCTCCGCCGGAGACCCGGTGCCAACCCATATTGTCGAATCCTGTAAACTGAAGAAAAAGGGGCTTGTTCGTGCTGAAACTCGACGGATATCGGAAGACTGATCCTGACTTGGCGTACTCGGCGGGGGTCGAGAAGACCTACAGGGTCCCCGCCCCGTATGGCCCGAAAGGCAGGGGGGCTATCATCCGGGCGGTTATCAAGTACAGCGGGGCCGGGAATGTGGAGTACCGAGACGCTGTTTCCGAGATCGTGGCAACCATGGAAGACGGTGTTGAACGCGGCAGAGCCGTCACGGCGGCCCTTTACGATCACTGCATTGTCGAGTGGTCTACTACCATTCAGTCTGGCGGGAAGAGCCTGGAAGGGACGCGCGAGAATTTCTTGGCGCTATCGCAGATGGATGTCGAGGAAATCGTAGAGCCGATCTTGAGGCTCAGCCGAGACATTCAGAACCGGCAGGTTTTCGTTGAGAAGCAAGTCGGCGAAACCGTAAAAAACTAACCAAGGCGCTGATCTGGGGGCTTAAGCACAAGCCAGCTGACACGAAGTTTCTCAGGAAGCGGGCGCGCGATGGCGACGAGCGCGCGCAAGCCGACCTGGCCGAAAACTACCGAGATCCAGCGCCTGTCGAATACTACAATGCCTTCATTGCTCTGAGCAATCAAAGGCAGCCCGCCATGTCGGGCATCAGTCCAATCTCGATTACCGAAATACTCGCTTACTGCGACCTCCGCAGCATCAGGTGCCCGAACCAACGGGAGACATTGATGCGGGCTGTGGTGGCGATGGATCAGGCGTGGAGGGAACACTATGGCACGTCTGGAACTGGAACTTGACGGGAGCGGAATCCGGCGCGGGGTTACAACCGCTAAGAGCGAACTGTCCGAAGTTAAGAGAGAGGCCACACAGGCGGAGGCAGCGCTCGACAGGCTCTCAAAGAGTGGTTCACAGGACGCCGCCGCGCTTGCATCAGCTACACAGAGGGTGGAGCGCGCTCAAGACGCGGTAAGGCGCTCTACGGAACGGCTTGCAGCGGCACAGCGCAGTGCAGGCGGGGCAGCGGCGCAGTTCGCCAATTCGCAGGCCCAAGTCGCGCGCGCAGCCGGGGCCGGGCGGCTTCAGCTGCAAAACGCCTCGTTCCAGATCGGCGACTTTGCGACACAGGTTGGCGCCGGAACCAGCGCGTCGGTGGCTTTGGGCCAGCAGTTGCCGCAATTGCTTGGTGGCTTTGGTGTGCTTGGTGCCGTGATGGGCGCGGTGGTCGCAATTGGTGTCCCACTTACGCGGGTGTTGTTTGGTAGCGCAGACGCCGCAAAAGACTTTGGCGAAGCAATTGGTGACCTTGAAGGTGCGGTAAACACCGCAAGCCGGTCTCTGGACGAACAGGCCGTCTCCCTATCAGAACTAATCGATGAGTACGGCGCGCTTGCTGAGCGCGTTCAGGAGGTTCGTGAGGCGCAGACTCGCGTGGATCTGGGGCAACAAGTTGAGTCACTGTCCGACGCTATCGAAGCCATTGACCCAGGCCCTCTAGAAGAGGCTATTGATCTTTTGGGGCAGTTCACTGATGCCCCCGTCCAGACTCTCGCGGTTCAGGGGTTGCGTCAGGAGTTCGAGGCTCTCCCGAGAACCCTGCAGGATGCGGCACGATCCTATGCCGCGCTTTTTGAAGCAGACACACCAGAGGAGCAGGCCAAGCTGGCCACGCAGTTGCGTCAAGAACTGGAATCTCTGGGGGACACTAAGTTCAACGGGCTGATCGCCCAACTTACCCGATTGGAGCAAAGCGCCCTCGACGTGCTAAAAAACGTCAGCAAGCAAGGCGCGGAAACAGAATTTGTTGGTCGCGGAGATGCCGGGCCTGGCGGGCCAGCGCTAGACTCCACGGACGCAGAGTTTCTGCGCCGGACAGGCTCTGTTCCCAGCGATGAGGTGCCAGCCCGCCAGCGCGAGAACTCTGCTACGGACGAAATCGACAAGCAGGCCCAAGCATACGAGCGATTGCGGGCACAGCTGGACCCGACATTCAGGGCGCAAAACGAGCACCAGAACTCAGTTGACGCACTGAACGCTGCACTTGAAGCCGGGAGCATCTCGCAGCAGCAGTATAACGACACACTGGCGCTGGCTGACGAGCGCTTCGCGGCCACATCGGCATCGGGGCAGCAGTTCTTTGGGTTCTTGAATGGGCTGGCTTCTGGTCTGGTCAACGCAGAAGGCGGTCTTACCAACCTTGTGGACCGGCTGGGGCTGACTGGCAGCGCGGCGGAGGGGCTGGCGCAGTCCATCGCGGCCCTGGGATCGGCAAGGGGTCCGACGCAGATCACGGCAGAGATCGACAACCTTATCCAGGGTTTGATTGAATCTGCTGGTGGCGTTGAGAACCTAGACGACGAGACACTGGAATTCATCGGCGAGTTGCGTGATGCGCAGCAGGAGGCGGCGAGCCTCGCAAACGTGCTGGGCGGGGCCGCGCCCGAGATCAGCAACGCTTCCTCTGCGATGGACGGTCTGTCAGCGGCGATTGCCGATTCTGCCGCGCAGGCCCGCATTCTGATGAACGCGCTGAGTCTGGCGGCAACGCAGCAAAGCGAGCTTGACCGGGTTACTGCTGGCGGCCCTGATGCCGCCCGCGCTCTTGTGCAGAACGATGTCGGGGGCGAATTGGGAAAGAGAATTGCTGCGGAAGTAGCACGACTATCGGCTATCTCCGAGGATTCTTCGGGCGGCCCAAGCGGCGGGGCGGGAGGCGGCACCGCCGCTGCTGAGATCGGCGACTTGGCAGATGCCTATGAGCGTCTACGCGCTTCGGTTGATCCTGCATTTTCAGCCCAAGTAGAGTACAACGAGGCGCTGGAGACGCTTAACGGGGCGCTCGCTGAGGGGAAGATATCGCAGGAAGAGTATACCGATACGTTGGCGCTCGTTAAATCTCGCCTGGATGACGCGACCAGATCTTCTGACGGCCTAGCCCGCGCCAGTGCGCAGCTGGCAGAAATCACAGACCCCAATGGGCAAATCGTAGAAGCAGCAAGCAGCCTGCAGGGCGCGCTATCTGACTTCCTGTTTAACCCGTTTGAGGTTGGCGTTCTGGGCATGGTCAACCAATTTGCGACGGCCATTCAAAGGATGACCGCAGACGCTCTAGCGGCTCAAGCGGTGCAGGGGTTGCTCGGCCTGTTCGGGGGCGGTTGGTCAATGGTCAGCTGCTCACGCAACCTGCGGTAATCCAGGGGCCAGCACGGGTCACAAGTGGCTCCCAAACTGCAAATATGGGTGGGGGCGGGACGTTCCAGCAGAAGAATGTATTTGCTATTTCGCCGGGGGACATTCTCAGGGAGATGACAAATGATCCGGGCTGGGAGCTTGCTGTAACTGAAGTGCAACTGAGGAACGGCGGCGCATGATCCTTCTATGGCCACACTTCCCGGAAGTCGTATCCGAGGCAGTCACAAGTCTGACGGACAGGTTGACCGGAGCTAATGCGCAGCAGCGCATCGCCCTGAACCCCCAGCCTATGCAAGGCCTTTCATTCCAATGGGGGCTAGGGGGAGTGGAGGCGGGTGCGGCAGAGGCGCTATACCGCTCTAACCCGTTGGGGGATTGGTACGTCCCGTTTTGGCCTGATGCGCTGTTGGTGGGCGCCTTATCCGCTGGGGTAACTTCAATCGCGTGTGACGCAAGCCAGAGGGATTATCGGCCCGGCGGTTTTGTTGCCGTTTTGGATGACTTTGGGAATGCAGAAGTCGCCCCCCTAGTATCCGCCGACGCCAGCGGTATCACTATCGGTTCCGGGTTGGTCAACGATTATTCTGCGGCTTGGGTGGCCCCGGCGTTGGTTGGGCACGCGCCGGACGGCCTATTTGTGACACGAACCGACTCACACTTTCAGACCGCCAGTATTTCGTTTCGCATCCGAGAAACAGCAGATCTCGGGGCCTCCACATACGACACATTCGAGGGGGACCCTGTTCTACATGACCATCTGCGCAGATCGGGAGTGGGCTGGGCCAGATCGCTTCGGAGCCTACTCTTGATTATATTGCGAACACATCGGCGGTTCGTTTTGAAGATACAGGGGCAGCCGCTCGGTTCCAGAGGCGGCAGTGGATTTGGCACCTGCGGGGAGGGCAAAAGGCGTTCTGGCTGCCGACATGGAATAGCGACCTAAGTCTTGTGGCGGATATAGGGGCCAGCGACACTGAGATCACAGTCGTAACACATGCGGGGCTTTCTTCGGTAGTTGGCCGATCAGTCATGATCGAACTCGCTGACAACACCAGATTTTACCGGCGAGTGTCGTCAGTTTCGCAGGGGTCGACAACCTCCGCGCTGACTATCAACGCCAGTTTGGGGCAGGCTGTCTCTGAGACAGAAGTGCGCGTGCTTTGCTACTTGAACCGGGTAGTTGCGGCCACCGATACAGTCGAGATCCAACACACAGGAAACCACCACAGTGCGTTTACCTTGCCAGTATCGGGAGTCCCGGAATGAGCTATGCAGAACAGGAGGCGAGCCAGCAGGACGGCCTTCCTATCATTCTATACGAATTTGTTGACGGCTTTTCGACGGTCAGGATGACATCGGCGCCGGAAGACTTCGCCTTCGATGCCGCTCCAAGTGTCGTTTATACGGCGGCATCCATCTCGCACTCTAATGTGAAATCCTCCAGCAACACCGCCAAAGAGGCGCAAACTCTTACCTTCAACGCGTCAAATGCCTACGCACAAGGGCTCACTGCAAGGTACGCGCCACAGACCGCCTTAACAATAAAACGGCTTCATCTCACTGATGTAGCGCAAGAGCCGAGCGTCGTATGGAAGGGGTTTTTTGCCCAAGCCACAAGAACTAAGACAAGCATAACCGCGACCTTTAGCAGCTATTCTACGCGGGCTGAACGATACGGGCAATCGGTCAGAACCCAGATGACATGCAATTGGGCCGTCTACAGCAGCATTGGGTGCAAGTTGAACCTGGCTGACTTCCAAACCACCATGGAAGTCACCGCGATAAACGGGGCAACACTCACCGTCCCCGATACGGTCATAGCGCCTGAGACAAACTACTATCTTGCCGGGATTGTAGAGTACGGTGGGGCCTTTAGGCATGTGCAGGGCTTTAACCAGCCATTCGGGGGCGTGAGGCTTTCGGAGCCCATTCCCGCCCTTACTGAGGCGTTTGGGACGTCTGGCTCAGAGACCATTAGTATCGCTCCAGGGTGCCCAGGATGGCGGGGGACGTGCGATTCCAGGTTCTCTAACCACTTGAGGTTCATGGCCACCCCAGACGCCCCGACTCGAAATCGGTTTGCTGGCGAAAGAGTAAACATCTGATGCCGTTCCATTGGGCCCTACAGGTTGGGTTATTCCTTTTCTCCAGCGTCGTCTCATATGCCACTCGGCAGACCCCAGACCCCCCGAAACCGGCAGGGCGTGCGGAGTTCACCGTTCCCAACTCTGAGATCGGCGTGGAGCTATGGGAAATCTACGGGACCGTGCGTGTGTCTGACCCATCGGTTGCATGGGATGGGGAGATTAAACGGCACGGCGAAGGGCTGACATATCAGGACTTCCTAAAATTTGGCATCGACCATGAAGTACTGCTTCGCAGTGGCGACCAGCGGGTCAATGGTGTAATCGAGAACGCGAGGTCTGACGATGGGTAAGGATACCTCCCAAACTATCGGGTATAGATACAGGCTCGGGGTTTTCGCTCTTATCTGCCAATGGGTTCCAGATTATCTTAAGCAAATCCGGTTTAGTCCGGTTTCTCTCAGGGTCAATGACGCAAGGTGTGGACTCCTATCTTGATGGCCAAATCAGGCAGAAATCTCACCTCGCCGGTATCGCGAACCCCACGTCAGCTTTCCGTGGGGTGGCGAGCATAATTTTCCAGAAGTTCCTTTGGGGCAATAACCCATTTCTCGGTGAGTGGGATGTGGTAGTCCAGCGGGAAATTCGCGGCAACCTGCCGGATGATGTAGCCATCGACGTTGACCGCTTGCAGGAAGTAGGGCTGTCGGCCATCACGTCAGAGTCCGATATGCGGACGTGGTTCCAGAGGGTCGTCGGCAGCTCAGGCACAACAGAGCCTGTGTCGGCGGAGGCTGGATTGGACGGGGTGGATGGGTACGGGTTCCAATTCAACAGCGGAACCTTCCAGTCTACCCAGATATTCTGGCGCCTTCGCATACGAGAGGATATCGGGGCGGGTTCGGACTATGATGACATAGAATTCCGTGTAACCGGCGAGGGCCGTGCAGACGGGGTGCCTTCGAGAGCAAGGGGGGCGGTGGTCGGGGTTCTTGACGACTCCGAGGTCTCGGCGGGAGAATTCGAATACAATCCGGGCAGCGTGACTGGTCAAAGCTTTACCTATGCAGAAGGTCAGCTGGACACTGGCTGGCAATCATATCCCCAAGGGCAAACGTTTCTGAGCGTTTTTGCTGGTGGCGGGCGGGGCGTGTTTGTAAGAAACGTCAGGCTGGAATTGCGGGGCACTCTTGGCACGGCCATTTATGATATGAACCCTGCGCACATCGTGCGAGAGCAATTGGTCCAAAAACGGCGGATACCAGAAGCGCAGATTGACGATGTATCCTTTCAATCTGTGGCGGACGTTCTACACGGGGAGGGGTTCGGACTGTCCTTCAAGTGGCGCGGGTTGTCGCCCGAGCAGAAGATCGCCGAGGTTCAAAGGCACGCAGATATCCTGCATTACACCCACCGACGCACGGGGCTGGAAACTCTAAAAGCTATACGACAGGACTACGACACGCTGACGCTCCCGACCTTCACATCTGTCATAGACGCATCCGTTAAATACGAGATCGCCTCAGAACTCCCGAATGCCCTAAGCATGAGGTATTGGTCTTGGAGGCGAGATGGGGAATCGAACATCTTCGGGATAAACTCTGCAAAGGTTCAAGTGGATGGCGGTATAAACGAAAGAAGCGTTGATTTCTTGGGGGTCACAAATTCGAACTTGGCATCCCGAGTGCTGTCTAGGGAGCTACGGTCAGCAACCACACCCAAGCTTCTTGGGAATGTGGTATTAGATCGATCAGCGAGCAATATTCATCCCGGCGACGCATTCGCCGTGGTTTCCCCGCAGCACGGCTTAAATGGCGAGGTTCTGCGGGCAATTGATGTTGACGAAGGTAACGGCAGGGAGAACCGCGTTAACGTCAGCTTCATTCAAGATTTCTACGCGATGGAGGATCAGCAGCTCGTAATTGTCGAAGAGCCCGCAGATGAGAGCGTAATTAGCGACCCGGTCGAGCCCTCTACCAAGATCGTTCAAGAGGCACCATTCTATGAGATAGCAAGGGCGATTGGCGACACCGACGCACAGGATGTTTTTGAGAAGAACCCAGACGCAGGTTTCGTTTTCGCAGCCGCAGTCGCCGAAAATGGGTCGCAGGAGCATATGAGGGTAAACATCGATGACGGCGGTGGGTACGAGCAAATCGGGTCGGCATCGTATGCAATTTCTGCAGAGACCGCTACGGCGCTTGAGCGAGACCCGGAAAACGTATCGGTAGAAGTCGTCAGTGACGTGGATTTGGACACCATTACGTTCCCGACATACGCACAAATCAACGATGAGGTCATCGTTGTAAATTCTTTGGCCGGGTTGACCTTGGGGATTGGGCGGGGCGGGTTGGATACCGCTATCGCGGCTCATCCCATTGGGTCTAAAGTTATCTTCACCGATGAGTTCGGCTTTGTCGCAGAGACCGAGTACGAGTCGGGAGACTCTGTGGATGTGAAGCTGGTTTCCGCAACCGGCGGTGGCTCAGTGCCAATCAACGACACTTCGGCCACACAGATCACGATGAACAACAGGGCTGTTCGGCCATACCCCCCCGCTAGGTTGCAACTGGACGGGGACTACTCGCCGGACGAGTTTATTGAGGGTGATGTCTTGGAGTGGGCGCACCGCGACAGGCTTACCCAGACCGGAAACGACGTTTACGATTTTACATTCGGGGATATCGGACCGGAGGCAGGTACAACGTACAGGCTGGAAGTGACAGCATACTCGTCTGGGTTCCCGCTCGGCGCGGCACACCTATCAAAGGTGGTGGCGAGCCCATATGCTATGACGGTGGCTGAACTAGAGTCTGGCGCGCCTCCGGGGGCCAGCGATTACCGTATTTCTGTGACATCCGTGCGTGACGGGTATGATAGCTGGACATCACCTTATATCGATGTCCCGGCGCCAAACTCTGGCTCCGGCGGGATTCCAAATTTGCTTGCGGTGTTTAATGCGAAGAATTGGGATCAAGACGACGGGAATATACCGGAGCAGCCTACATTCGCGTCTGATGAATGGCCTGATAGCTGGCA